AAGGGATGGGATCGAAGACGTGCTCCGTTCATACCTAACGGTAACGCTACCCGGCGTTATACGCGAAAGGCCGGAGGTAATTGGAATGAGGAAGAGTTCAGCGGTGAATGCCGTTACGAGCTGGTGTTTAGTTCTGGGAAACCACGGGTAGTTACATTATACTCGGCCGAGAACACTCGTCGACTCGCTCCACTCCATTATTCGTTATACGACATGTTAAAAAGACGAGGGTGGCTGTTGGTAGGTGAACCGACCGACCAGCACGTTTCTCGCCTTACGGGCTCTGCTTTCTTGAGTTTTGATTACTCGTCCGCCACTGATAACATCAAGCGGGCGTACGTGAAAGCAGCAGTTGACGTATTGGAAGAACAGGCGGACTATCTGAGTGATGAAGAGATTGCAGCTTTGAGAGTGCTATCAAATCTGATCGTAGATGGTGAGGAGACGTTTTCTGGCCAGCCCATGGGGTCAGTGATGTCTTTTCCGTTGCTGTGCGTTATCAACAAGACCGTAGTTGATATGGCATTGGCCGCTATGTTAGACAGGAAGGAGATTAGTTTTAAGGAATGGTCAAGTCATCCTCTTTTGGTTAATGGGGATGACTTGTTGACCCGCGAAGTACGGGCCACCACTGATCTTCGAGGTGAAGTAGTCAGGCAGGGAAGTCAAGTAGGACTCGTCGTTAACGAAGAGAAGACCATGGTCTCTGAACGCGACGGAGAGATCAACTCTACTTACTTCCAGGATGGCTGCAGACTGCGCAAGTTTAATGCGTCGTCACTGTGGATGGATGCTGGTGTTGAGGATGTACTGGGTTTTGCTGCCCAGGCCACACCCGATGGAAAGACGTTTCGGAAGGTTGTCAGACGTAATTTGCGAACTCTTGCTAAGCAGCAGGATAAGCATCTCACGGAGATACCACTGTCTTTGGTTGCTGTTTGCCGTAAAGACAAGAAGATAAGAGCAGCAATCACCAGTTTGCCCGCTAGTGTTGCACCGATCAAAAGTGGCGTGATTAGTATGGATCTTCGTCCGGAAAATTACAATATGAGTAGAGATGAGGAACACAACGCAATGCGTAAGGAAATTGAAAGGGTGAGGGAGCGAGGAATTGCAAGGGGATCCGAAAGGAAAACTAAGCATAGTACTGGCGTTATACCTGCCTCGAGATCTTTTAACGCTGTCCGGAAACAGGGTCGAAAAATCTCTCCGGAGATTTTACCCGCGTGTTACGTGCGCAGTTTCATCAACAAAGTAAAGGAAGAGAATGTGCTGAGGGAGGTGGCTCCTCTCGAAGTGTCGTTGCCTCCGGGTGACGGCAGTCAAATCAACAGGTTGATTGACAACATTCGTGCGTTTAAACTTACGCAGAATAGCAGTGCGAACCCAGGGACAATTGATACTACGGTAGATTTTGTGAGTTTGTGCTGTTAGTAAGTATGAGAAAACGACAAATTGACGGTGTGCCGGGCTTCGGCCGTGTGGTGCGCCCCCTCCGGGGGGGTCAATGTAAGGGTACTCTAGCTTACAAAGCAAACCAGGTTAATTCCTCCTGGGCTTTCGAGTGATA